GGAGGGAAGTCCATTCCTCCTTCAGGTTTTGTGGTTACTGTTCCATCAAAATCAACGCCTACAATGAAAGGCTCATCTTTACTGTATAGTGTCATTCTTTTTCCTCAATGGCATAACCATTTGATTTAAGTCTGATATGCTGATTAGATGACCCACGAAGTTTAAGTCTTGTGTCTCTTAATTCTTCAATGTAAGGCCCATCAATAAGAACATCAATGTTGTATAAAATATCTTTCATTTCAACAGTATCAGGCAAGTCTTCAAAATTATAACCAGTCCAAACATATATTTTTATGTTCGGGTATTTGCTTCTTATTGCACTAATGATTGTTGCAACATCTTTTATATTTTCGGGGCAAAGTGGCTCGCCGCCCAAAACTGAAAAGTTGCGTTCAATATCATTCTTTCCTATGAAATATATCAATCTTTCAATAATGTCTTTAATGTTCTCATCTTCGCCAAAATTGTAATCCCATAAGTTTGCATTATGACATCCTTTACATTTATGTGGACATCCTGCAGTGAACAAAGATACTGCAACGCCTGAGTCACAATCAACTATATCGTCTTCAATAATTCCGCCAATATGCATTAGTTGTCCTCTTTCAAAATTGAATAAGTTGCTTCTGCCCGATAATTTGTTGCTTTATCTTCATCCGACTTTTCTTTTAATGGCACTGTAAGATAATAAGAATCTTCTCCAGCAAGTCCGAATTCTTTCTTTACTCTTGAGAACTTGAACGCTGCAGTCTTCTCTTCGATTGACTCAACATCAAAATTATCAATTATCCAATGCAGAACTTCTGAAGCAATCTTGTTTGTATAATCTGTTTCTTGCGCTCTAGTTGAAGAAAAGCCAATATTAACTACCCAGCCCTTAGTTAAGCTGAAGGATATTGACTTTTTTATTTTGCCCTTTTCTCCGTAATACCAAGGAGAAATGACACCTGTAATTTGATTACCGTGCACATCTCTCCAGTGCTCAGGAGCAAATAATATGTCGCCTTCATCTAACAACTCTAGGTTAGCAATCTGTCCGCAATTCAAATGTATGTGATCTTCCAAAGCCCAATTAGGTTTTGCTGATGTTCCAAAAATTTTTACAAGGTCTGTCTCTACATTATCAGACGAATCATAAACTGCTTTATAAGCGTCTGCAATACATTTGAAAATTTTCTTTAATCTTTTAGCCTCTTTTAATGTCATAGCTTATACTCCAAACATACAATATCTTTACTATCATTTAAGAAAGTAATTTTTGGATTTGTTGCAGCAAGTACTTTCTCTCTGTTATCAAGTGTGTAATGTGTTACGATATGAGAGTAACAGATTTCTTTCAAAAAGTTCCAATAATTTTTATTGCGTAAAAACTTTCTGATTGCTTCATTTTCTTCAAGATCATCAATTGAAAATCTGAACTGAAGATGTCCGCCAACAACTAAAAAATTGCCAAGGTCCATTGAACGAGCAAGATTAACAACAATCCAAGCAAACATTTTTTGCTTATCAGTCTTACAGCCTGCAAGAGCACACTCATAACACCAATCAATTCTGTAAACATTTAATCTATCTACTACAGTTTCTGTCATTTGAAATCCTTTTCCATTTTATGGAAGTCGGCGATAGCAAAACACATATCACGAATTACAGGATGCCATTCACCTTGATTTTGATAACCCCAGTCACCTGTCTCAAAATTGATTGAGAAGGCGCAATAACCGTTTTCAGAGCAAAACTTTACAAACTGTTCACGGTATCTTGTATGCATAGCATCGTGAATGCCGTGGAAGTAATGCGGTATAACATAGGCTTCAAAGAAGTTGCAAGCTTTACGATAGTCTTTATCAATATGAAGCTTTGTTACTTCAGGCTTTTCATTGATACGATTGATGATTGCTTTCCAAAGTGCTTCATTGTCAGTAAAATAATTTTTCTGTTTTTTACAGAAAGTGAAATCAAACTTTTCTTTGTTCTTCTTTGCTTTACGGGCCCACTGAATTGCATCAATAATTTTATGAGAAAGAAATTCTTTTTCTTCGATGTCAATAAAAGATTCTCTTGTAAGTTGAATTGTTTGTGAGTCTTTGCTGCAGCCAATTGATGAAGTAAGATGTGTGTAATATGGGATTAAGTCGTGTTCTGAGTTTATTGCAACTTTTGCATCACCCATATATACGACTCCCTTTTCAAGAACATCTTTTGGGTTGTCGTGCATTTCACACCAATCAGCAAAATCGGATTTTCCTGTCCACTTAGACATAGTCTTCTCCTTTTGACAGTACTCGCTGTCAGTAATAGGCTTATATAAATATTAACATTTCTTTGTAAAATGCTTACACTCATTGCACGGCTTTTCGATGCCCAAATCACAACATTTTTGATACACATTATGTTCAGGTATCGAATATATAAAGCCGTGCTTACATTCAAAGAAACGATCTTGCGGTATTTCCATTACAACGTATTCGTCGTCTTTAGCATTTGTTGTTACAATCTCATTCATAGTTGTCATAAACAATAGGTTGATAGCGGAGCATTACAGCGCCGTCATAATACTCAACTCTTAAGCTGTGCTGTGTTTCCAAGAAACGATCTTTCTTGCCTTCATTTTCACATCGAAGAACAAAGTCAATTATCTCCTGTAAAACATTATCTCTGAAGCGCTCAATTGCAGCATTCTTGCTTTCCAAGTCTGTGCAATCAACATCATCAAAGTAACCCAAGCGTTTTTCAATATCAAAAACGCCTTCCCAGTCAAAGTCTGCTGCGATGTCCACAATATCCATTACGCTCTTAACATTCATTTTTGCAGAAACATCAGGCTCAGGCATCTTTCTTACTTCTTCTTGTGGGTGCATATTTATAAACTCTGTGTAATAAGCAGACCACTTCTCACTTGTCAATAATGTAAGTGGTGGGATGTTATGAGCAGAACGGAAATTTGCGCTGCTGTAAACATCACCAAATTCTTTAAGGCTATCCTTTGGAAGACGGTTAAATTCATAAAAGTCTTCAAGTGTTAATTCACAATTTTTCAAAATATGTTCAATTGCAGCATCGCCACTTTTTGCTCTGAACAAAAAACGCCATTTATTATCACCACCGCCGACAACTGGGGCATATTGCGTCATAACAATTCTATCACTAACAGTGCGATACACTTTGATAGGATAGACATTTTCGAGATGTTCAGAAACTTCTTTTTTATCAATAACATCATACAAGTCTGGGAGTGCACTGTCAAAGCAAACACACCAATCGCCAGAAGTAATCATATTATCTGGCTTAAAATTATGCTGTGCTCTCCAATTAAGAATGTCTGAGTCTTTAATGATGTTTGAAATCCAATCATCCGTTTTTCGATATTCTTCAAGTGATATAAGTTCTGCCATTATGACTTCTCTTCGATAATTGTGCGCCAATCTCTTTTATCAAAGTCTTTGATACCGAGACACCAAAAATACTGTTCAATTTCAGATTGTGCTTGACGCTTTTCATTATCATCTGCATTATCAGAAACGATTGTTTCAATTTCAAGGAAAGGACCCGCGCCGCTTACATTGACAATTTCGCAATGAAGCTCGTGTTCCATTTTGTCACCTTGAACATAAAAAGAAACTGAGTTTTTATTTTTGCTGAAATAAGGCTTAAAGTTTGCAACTGCCATTGCGTGACGGAAAGCGCAAGCAGCGTCTTCTGATACTTCACCTTCGTATTCTTCATTCATTTCAACGCCATTGCAGTCAGTGTTCTTTCTTTTGACTGTAATGAAGTTTTTCATCTCACCGATTTGAATATAACCGCCGTGAATAATATCAAGGAAGTCGCCTTCTATAATCTTTGCTTCAGTTCTTTCACGAACAATGTTTTTAGGCTTAAGAGGAGCGTCACCATTGAATGAATAAAAAACATCCTTTTTGAAAAGGCCTTCCCAACCGCCGCCTCTTGTGATATTGAAAGAATAGACTCCATTGTTTATACACATCTCTGCAAGTTCATCAGTGATTTTTGCTTTCATTTCAATTTCCACGTCTTTCTCCTTACAACCTTATCAAGAAAATAGCCGTTATCAAAACCGCCAAGTTCTTTGTTCTTCTTTTTGCGGGCTGCTTTTATATCTTCTTTTTTAATGTCGTAACTTTCACGAAGAACTTTAATAACATCAAGTAAGTCACCTACTTCTTCGATGACTTTTGCCTTCAACTTCTCTTCGTTTTCCAAAACTGCAAAATAGCTGTTGGCTTCAGTAGTGTAATTTACTAATGCCGCAGCAACTTCTTTTGCTTCTTCAACAACTTTATCAGCAAGAGCTTTTGGAAACTTGTCAATATCCATCGGCACGAAAGTGTAATCAATCACATCAGGATCATTTTTAATTTTATCAGGAATTTTATCCCTTACAAGTTTTCGATACTTAACTGTTTTTCTCATTATGCTTTTTTACCCACGAATTGACTGTTGAACCAATAGCACACCATAAAATAAGTCCAACAATCCAAATAGGAGAGTCAGGAAATTTCTTTTGAAGTGCTTCTATCAAAACCATAGACCCACATCCGAAAATGTAACCAGTAATGTACATAAAAACTCCTTATATTTTATATTAACCGAATAGCGGGCCGAAACCCGCTTTTATTGTAAAACTTAACTTTAACGTTCAAACTTAATTGAACGAGCTGTTATTCTCCAACTCTTTCCGTTTTCAGCTCTTACATCAAACGGATACTTGCGGCGGCGAGTATTGTAATCTTCAATTGAACAGAAGCCAAGTCCTGAAACAAACCACTTCTTACTGAAAATATCTTCCTTAGGAACATCGTTCCATCTTGGATCGTTTGCAACAAGATCATTCTTTGCCCTCATCATCAGGCGCGGATTGATTTCCTTCTTTCCGTTTTCATTGACTGCCTTTGCCTTAATTGTCATTGACAAGTCATAATCGCCATAACGCATACTGCCTGGTGCAAGAGTGAAACCGTACTTTTTAAGTACTTCATTTACAGCTGAATTGATTTCTTCGTGAAGTTTTGCAGCAACTGATCTTTCCATAATTTACTCCTTATTGATTTGTTACAATAATAATATAAAAAGAAATTTATAAAAAATTTATACTCTTATTCTCATATTATTCCCTCCATTATAGTTCAAAAATTCGCAGTTTTGAACTTTTGTTAATTTAATTATATGTTTAAGCTGATTATTGCCCACGGTGATATAGGAAAGCGTATCGAAAAATATGGCCCATTAGAAAGAGGTGAATTGTTTTATGATACAATTGAAGGCCTTTTACTTATAGGATTGGGACACGGTCAGATAGATGCTTTTAAGGATGTTTCAGTTTCAGAAGATTGCTCAAAAATAAATAATATTCCGTTGCGAACGCCGCTACACAGTTAATATAAAAATAAATAATTTTTTCAAGAGGTTAAGATGAAATTTACAATTTCTAAAGCTGAACTTGCGAAGTTGAATACTTTGGTAAAGACATCACAGGTAATCTCTGATGTTTCAATTAAAGCATCTCACTTTATGTTCAAAGTTGACAATGACTCTTTGTCTTGTTCAATTTACGGCAGCGGAAATGCTATAACATTTTCCGTAAACGTAACAGCCGTATCTAAAGATCCTGCCGAAAAAGGATATTTTAATGTTGATGTGAATCAGATGATTCAGGCGATGGAAAAGGTTGCTGCTGCTTCAGGGCTTGATGAAGTAACTGCTGATGCAGGCACAAATAAGATTTCAGTATCTGCAGGAAAATCAAAGATTTCCGTAAATCTTTTTGATGTACTTGATGATGCTGAATTTGATGAAGCTTTTGCTGCAATTGATACAAAGAAAGCAGAAAAGTTTGTTGCAACTGACCCATCATTTGCTCTTATCACAAACGAGGTTGTTTCATTCCTTGAAACAGTTGGTAAGTTTATTTCAATGATTGGTACAGACCGTGTATCAGGTTTGAGCCTTGAAAACAATCACATTCTTTATTGTGACCAAGCATTCTCAATTATTGACAAGAAAGTTGCTGATACATTGACAAAAGGCGACAAAGTTTTCATCCCGCAGTCGATCTTCGGATTGCTTTCTGCAATTCACAAGCTTTCAGGAAACTTTAACATTACATATTCTGATTGTGAACAGTACATTTATATTGATGTACCAAACATCAACTTCAGAGCCGTTATTGCTGCTCCTCAGACATTGTGTGAATATCCTGAAGCATCAGTTCTTGCACAGATTGCTCCAGACCCAGCAACATCTCTTGCATTTGATGTTGACATTAAAACTTTGCTTACAAAGATGCAGATGTTTGACGGTGTATTCCCTGCTTCACAGTGGCGTTGGAAGACAATTGAATTCTACTATGTTGCTGCAGAGAAAGCTTTGAATATGCGTTACAACAATATGTGCGCCGAAGTTGATACTGACCTTCCTGTAGAGTCAATCGGAACAACAGGAGCAGTTGGTGACTTCTCATTCCGCCTTGCATCAATCTTGATTGCTGATTACTTGAGCAAACTTGTTGATGGCACAACAGCAAAAGTTCTTGTTTCTCCATTTGCTGAAGATCAGGAACACGGTGTAGGTGTTACATTTGAGGTTGGAGACTTCAAGCTTGTAACTTCAAAAGTTGTTGCTGATACAGACCTTTAATCTCTTGAAGATTTGAATATAAGGGAGTCGGTAAAGCCGACTCTCTTTTTGTGTTAATATACATTTATGGTAGATTTTGATATTAAGCATTACTTAAATGAAGACGTAAACTTTGAGTATGACCCAGATAGATTTGAAGGCGTATTTTATGGTGAGTTTGAAAATAAGCCTGAAACAGAACAAGAGCTTTTAACATTACAGGCAGAATACTTGAAAACAAGAGACCAAGCTATATGGCAGAAAATGTTTGGCATTTGTTGGTCTTATATGAAGTCTTTAATACTTCAAAGAATTCAAAAGAAAGCAGAAGGTTATAAAGATCCTGAAGTTGTTGATGACAGAACAACATCTGCAACACTTGCTTTTATGAGTCAGTATTTGACAAGACCTGACTTTGAAGTTGGTACATCTTTTGCAGGTATGATGAAATGGAAGATTGTTGAAGTTCTTTACAAAGACAAAAATCCAAAAAAGAAAGGTGGCGAGCCTATATCATTATCTTTGGAAATTTCTGATGATGGTAAAGCAACTCTTGAAGACTTGATTGCTGCAGAAGGACCTGTGTATTCACCTGAAGACGCAATTTGTCGAAGAAGTCCTTATGAGATTATCAATGAAATACTTGAAGAACTCGATGAAACACTTGACTGTGAAAACAGAGAATACATAAGAAACATTGTTCGTTTATATATTGTTCTTTGTATGAGACACCCTAAAAACAGACACGCAAAGAAAATGTTTTTGGATAAGTGGGCAAAGAATTATAAAATCGAAAAGCTTATTGATTATGTTATGCTTGAAATAAGAAATCGTTTGTATGAGGGTTAAAATTGGGCTCAAATGATACACTTGCGGATGTAGTAAATGCAATGTCTTCGATGATAGCAGGAAACACATCTCGTGGTGGCGCTTCATCAATGATTGTAAGTTCACAAGTTGCAAATTTATTTAACACACTTCAGTCACAGCAAAATGATTATGTTGAAAAAGCAATCAAACTCAAATTAAATGTAAAAGGCAAAGATTACGAATGTCTCCGGTTACTAATTTTTTATGGTTAGTAATGTAGATTATTTGTTATCTTTAGTTGGTACAAGAAACGACATAATTCGTGATACTTGGGTTTTGCAAGGAACAATGATTGCATCCAAGATGACTCGTCGTTATATTAAAGATAACATCTTTCAAGTATCTTGCTCAGAAGGAAAGCCTCTTAATGGCGCTCTTATATATTGTTTAACTGATTATGAGGTGGACAATGATGTATGGCCTTGCATTGATTGGGACCAATATGAAATTGAAGATATTGATACCTGTTTCATCGGTTCTTTTCAAGGCGTTCAGTCTCCATTTTTCAAATTATTATTAAAGAAAGAAGACGTCGATGCACTTGCAAATGTCCCAGTAAATGAAGACTTGGATATTTCAGGTAATGATGACGGTGGTGTTGTTATTGATGATGAGCAATTAGGTATTATGCTTACTGAAGTAGGTGTACCTTTTTTGAGAATTGATGAACTTGAATACACTGCAAATGCAATTAAAAAATATTGCTTAAAACCAGTTTTTGATACTTACTTTGGATTTTTCCCAATTATAAAAGAAGAAGTTGTAGGACAGATGAGCGGAGGAACAGAGTTCAAAAAAGAGTTCCCTCCTAACGCTTTTGCTGCAGTTCCATATTATGTATTAGGCGCAGGTGGCGGAGCAGAGTTCCGCGGCGCTTTCTCTTTGTATCGTGAACAGATGATGTATGGCGGTGGTATGATGTCAGGCGGTGGCTTCGGCCGCGGTGTTTCATATCGTAAGCCTGTCCCTGGGTTTGTTGGTTTGCAACAAGGCGATGCAAATATGAATATGAGAGCAGCACAACAGGGTTATGTAAACTACTTCAGAAGAGAGCACGTCCGTTCAATAAAAGAAAACGGAAAAAGATACTGCATAGGTTACTCAACAGTAGGCGGCTCTGTAAATGTTAAGTGGCTTTGTTGTTCTTACGACTTTGATGATATAAAATTCTCAATAAGAACTGATTTCCGTAATCTCGGAAAAGCAGCAATACTTCGTAACTTAGGAATGTTAAGATCATTGGTAAAATCTGACGTCCCAGGTGCAATTGACTTTTCATTGTATAATACAAGAGCTGATGCGCTTGAGTCAAAAGTAATCGAAAAATGGGAAAAGCAGGCATCTAACCTTGCACTCTCTGTGATGCGCGGAGGATTAGGCTAATCCTCACATAACAGCTATACTAATTTTATATGGCTGATTATATTGAAGAAACACAATTAGACAGTTTAAATCTCAAAAGAAAAGACTCTAAAATAAAAGTTAAATGTTTTTATTGCGGTAAGCTTTTTGATAGATGGCTTGCAAATGCGAAGAAAAACATCAAAAACTATGGACATATAATATGTCCAAGCTGTATGTGTAAACGCACTAACAGTAAAATAGATTACAAAGCAAGAGCAGAAAAGACAAAGCAAACAGCAATAAAAAAGTATGGAAGCGCCGAAGCTATGTATGCTTTAAGAAACGCAAAAAGTGAGAAAACTTGTAAAGAAAAATATGGTGTTAAGTTTTCAGCTCAAGCAGATGCTGTCAAAGAAAAGATAAAAGAAACATCAATGAAAAGATATGGGGTAGAGAACCCAGGCTGCTCTAAACAAGCGTTAGATAAAATGAAAAAACATTTTATTGAGAAGTATGGAGTTGATAACCCTTGGAAATCAAAAGATGTTATAAATAAGATAAAAGAAACAAATTTAAAAAAATATGGTGCTGAATACTATACACAAACAGATGAGTATCAGCAAAAAAGCAAAAAAAGATATACTTATGAAGGCATCACATTTCATTCCTCTTGGGAATTAGCTTATTATATTTATTGTAAAGATCACAATATAAACATCTCAAGAAGTGTATCTTATATATCATATAAAGACTCATCAGGTAAAACTCACAGATATTTTCCTGATTTTATTGTTAATGGCCAAATAGTTGAAATCAAAGGAACACAATTTTATACAGATGACTCTTTAGATGGTGGCATTTACAAAAGTGATGTTTGTAAGTGTAAACTGCAATTATTGAAAGATCTTAACATCAAAGTCATTTCAGATTGCAGTGAGTATCTTTCCTATATTGAAACAACTTATGGGAAAGACTTTTTACAAAAATGGAGAAATAGATAATGTCAGAATTACTCAAACTTGGCGAAGAGTTTTATGATAAGCAAGATAAAGCTTATGAAGAACCTGAAGAACCAAAATTTACAAAAGCTCAAAAGAAAGCATTTTTGAACGGAGATGATGTTCCTGAAGGTCAGGCAGCAAATCCGTGGTCTATAACAGTTGAACAAACTGAAGACGAAAACGATTATAAAAAAGAACACCCAATCAATGAAGTTCCTATCTTAAACAAACAGCTCCACGAAAACGGCTGTTCTTTAGACTCAGAATATGTTGAAGCATTGGCAAGCGTAGGTGATATTATTGCCGCAGTTGTCGCAGGAGATCCTAAAGCAAGAGAAAGACCTGAATTCAGAACTCTCAACTTCCCTGCAATCAAAGCAGCAATTGAATGGCTTATAAAAACAAATCAAATGACAGGCACTGCAAAAGTTGATTTAATGCATAATGCTTGGATGTTGAATTTCAAAGCAAAGCCGCCTACACCTGAAGAATTTATTTCAGAAAAATATATTGGTGACCAAGCAAATACTTTACACCCTTGGGTAAGAGATGTATTTGCAGACTTCTTCGACCCACTTAAACCTTACAGAACATTGGTATTGACTCAGCACATTGGTGCAGGTAAATCAACATTCTCAACTCTTGCACAATTGTATATATCTGTTCACTATGCGTTGATGTGGCACCCATATCGTTTCTTTGGTATGGCGCCTTCTTCAATCTTTACACAATGTATGGGTGGTTGGAATCAAAAGAAAGCATCGGAATTGTTGCTTGAGCCTTTCGTTCAGATTCTTGAATGTTCTCCTTACTTCAAAAGAGTTCGTACTCATCAGGATTTGACTGAAGCATCTGCTGAAGAAGTTGCAGAATGTTTGCACTGGACAACATCTTCTCCTACATCTTGTCTTTCTTTCCAAAACGGTGTAAACTATAAAATTATTAACGGTGCGGGCTCAATCTTGGGACAGAACATTATTTCAGCTGTTATATCTGAGTTGACAATGTTCTCTGAAAACGGTTGGTCTGATGAAAAGATTTACACATTCTTTACAAAGCTTCGTAAAAGAATTGACTCTCGTATGAAAGGTAATTACTACGGACGCTTCATAATCGACTCTCAGCCAAACTCTTTGGAGTCACCAATTGATGAATGGATTTGGGACAATAAAACAAAAAAGAATAAAGAGAACTTAATTATTTCAGGTGAAAGATGGAAGTTCTTCCCAGAGGAATTCCCACAGGCTTGGGAGACACCACGTTCAGATTGGAAACAACCTATGAACTTAAAGAAGGACTTTGTACACGCCTTCCCAGTTTTCAAAGGCGGTGATGGACAGCCTCCTAAAGTTGTTGAAACAGAAGCAGAGCTTGAAACATTTGAACCTGTAGACATTGAATGGGCTCCTATGTTACAGATTACTGCATCAGGTGTTAAGTCAATGAAAGACAACGCTGAAGAATCTCCAATCAACTTCTTAAGAGACCAATGCGGTATTCCTTCAGGTGCAGCTGACCGTTTGATTTACAACAAAGAATGGATTGACCATACTTTTGATAACAATCTTAAAAACATTTATTCAACAATTATTGCTAAAGCGGAAGATGAGCCTGAACATTTGATTTGGAATCAAGTTAAAGATAAGTTCTTCCATAAGATTCTTGGTAAGTATCATTTTTATTATGAGCCTGCATTACCTCGTGTTGCATCAATCGACTTGGCTGTGTCGGGCGATACTGCGGGTATCTCAATAAGCCACGTTGAAAGAGACCCAGTAAGATTGGACTCTCAAGGCAATCCGTTGAAAGTTTATGTTACAGACTTAGTTGTTCCTGTAATTCCTAAGACAGGCGCAATCAACCTTGATGCTTTCAAGTTCTTTATTTTGGACTTGATAAGATTAGGTAATATGAATATCCGCCACGTTTCTTTCGACTCGTTCCAATCAAAAGCTATGATGCAAGCACTCGAAAGAGCAGGACTTGAAGTTGAATATATTTCAGTTGATAAAAACAATTCTCCTTACTTGTCATTAGTTGATTATGTAATTCATAAAAGATATTATTGCGGTAAGTCAATTATGGTAAAGAATAACTTGTTATCTTTGCAAATGGTAAAGAGAAAGACTTCAGGTACAATGAAGATAGATCATATGAATGGAGATAATGTTTATACTGATGAATACTGTCTCCCAGGGTCTGTTTATAATGATACAAGTTGGACTTTTAGTAAAGTTGGGTATTTTGCAAAAGACTTGACAGATTGTATCGCGGCAAATGTTTCTTTGCTTGATGAACACGATAACATTTATATTCCTCTTCACGCCTGGGACCCAACCAAAGAATTGGAAAGAACCTACGAAGGCGAAAAGAAGAAGTGTTATAATTTAATGAAGAATATGTCTTTATACTAAACCGTTAAACTTGCGGTGAAGATAATCGTTAAAGGCAATATCGTTTTCGAGAGTCTCACCGCCAAGTGGTGCTCTTCCGCGATTGTTTTTAAATCCGTTATCAATTTCCTCATTAAGTTTTGATTTTGCAGATTTTACAGGCTCTTTTGGTGTTTCAACTTTTTTATTCTCTTTACAAGTACGCTCAAGATAGAACTTAAGTTCGCCAATATCGACTTCTTCATCTTTTGTGCTCAAATTAGACTGTGCAGCGTAAACAGCACTTTCTGATTTTCCTGCGGCAAGTTCCTCGTGTGTATGGTTGTCTGCTGATACCCAGATTTCATAAGGTGTTGTTCTTGCAGAGAGTGCAATCTTTACATTTGCAATAAGATGATCTTTTACAGGCTTTCTGATTGCCAAAACAGCAAACTTGTCATCGTAGGATATTACATCAAACTCAAGGTCAAGAATTGCTTCTGCACATTTTGTTGCAATGTTCTCCCACTGCATTTTTGAAATCTTTATTTCACCATTTTTTAATTCTTTGCATTTTTCTGAAAGCTTGCTCATTACAGTTTTCCTCCAAGTTTTTTATATGCGATTAAGTAATCGTTGAGCGACTTAACTAAACCTTTTGCAACTTTACCATTACTGATGTAAGGAAGAACTTTCTTTATTTCCTTACAAAGTGCCAAAGAATATGCGCTCAATTTTTTCTCGTTAATTGTAGGCTCTTTCGTCTGGGATGTCGAAGCAGTACTTTTTTCCTTCGTATTCATATTCATCTCCACTATCAATTAGCTGCTGCAACTTATTGTCATCAATACCAAACTTTTTTGTTACATCATCACGAATTGCAAGTTTAGCATCGTGATTTCTTTCAATAATTAAAACTCTTTCAATCATATTCTTACCTCAAATCTAATTCTACGCCATCAAAAATTTCAGGCCATATATCAAGAAGCTTATCTGCAACCTTTGTAGGACACATACACTTCTTGACTTTATATACTCTGAATAACTCAGTTATATCTTTCCAATCACAAGGCTCTCCATTCTTGTCAATCAATTCGTCATCTTCATCAAGAAGATATTGCTCTAATGAAACGAAATCGCGAACTGCTTTTGACTCTTCTTCATTTGAATGATGAGAAACATAAACATCATAGTCTTCTTCCTCGTCTTTACTGAGCCACATTATTCAATACCTCTTACTTCAAAAGACATATCTTTTTTAATGTTTTCGATTTCTTTTGGATCTTTGTTTTCTTTAAGAGCCTGTTCATACTTTTTTCTACAAATAGTGCATTCTGTATCTGCATAAGTACCTAAAGAACAAGAACCCCATTTTAATTCAAAAGGCCAAACAGGAGATGCTCCGTGGTATTGTTCATACCAATCTTTATGATGCTTTTTCATATGAGCGCCTTCCCACTTTTGCA